GAAACAGATACTACTTCACCAACGTCTTCACCGTTGATAAGAGCATGCTTCACATTACCTGAAGTATCAACCTGCAATGTTAAAACATTAGTCATTGTTTAGTCCTCCTTTCTTAAGATGGAAACTTAACTGCATCAAACCAGGTGTCCATAGTCGCTTGGTTAGCTTCCGGGTTGTCAGCGTCAATTTCATACTTCCAAAGTCTCTTAGAATTGGCACCGATAGTAGTAGGGTAATTCAACTTAACAAACTGACCAGAAATAGTATCAGACTGAAAGTTGATGCTATCTGCCTTAGTTTCACTATTGTCCTCAGGGTCCGCAAAACGTCCTTTGTACAACCAGACGTAACGGTATTTACCATTAGACTTCAGTGTACGGAAGCTAATAGCCACAAACGGGGGTGTGTCATCATCCGCATAAGCGACGCCGCCATTTGCGTCAATTGTGTGACCAAGCAAATCTGCTTTGTTCTCAGTAGTCAGCGCGTTCTTCTGAATCTCAACATCGATATTACCGAGAGTAGAAGCAGTATCACCAGGGCCATCATCAAAGAACGCAGTAGCAAGAGAAGCGTTAGGATTGATGTTAATATGCATTACACCAGGAGCGGGCTTGATAGTCGCATAAACCGGTGCACTTGTTGCGGTATCTTCAGTTGTCATAACAGCATAATGAAGATTATCGCAGCCTATTCTCATAGCCATAGTTTTTTCCTCCTATTCAATAGTAGTCGTTATTCCTATATTGAAACAGTAATACGCTCGATTATTCTCGTCAGTCTTGTATCTGAATGGCGTTTGTCGTAAGTAGATTTGACCCCATCTAGTATCTGTAAAATCTATTCTACAGTTCTCGTCTTGGTTATCTACAAAGACTTTGAAAATGTCTAACGCTTTCTGTCTCGCAAGGTCTGCATCCTTATCCCTTGTAGAAACTTGAACCGACCGATGCACTGATGGGTCAACAGGGATTGCAGGGTCTCCCCTGTATTCAATAAGAGCAACTAGTGATTCAGGTTCTTCTGGAATAAAGTCACGAAAGGCATCTACACCATCCCCCGTAACAATATTCATATCTGTTAAAAATGAGATAATGTCAAGCAATAGCGGCTGTTCCATAAAACCCTCCTTTCTAATCACTCATTGAAGCTAATGATTCTTGTGCGTATTTGAATACCGTTCTTTTAAAGTTATTAGCAGCATACTCTCTAACAGGGTCTTCCAAAAATTTAGCTTTACCTGTCGGATGATGCGCGGTTAAATCTTCGTGTACAGCAAGCATGTATGAGGAGGCTGGTCGCCCTGTCTTAGGGTTTATTGGGTCGCCATTCCCACCATATCCTATAATAGCCTCATATGCCCATGTTGAAAGTGCTGTATCCTGTCTCCTAGATACTTCATAGTATGCGCTCATAAGCAACGTGTACGTTTCTTTAGGTACTTGTGCCATACTATTCCCTAATATCTCCTGACAGGCAGCTGTAGTAGCTTTCTTAGTTCCTCTAAAAACATTACGAATAGCAATCTGGCAAGTTGCTTCAAACTTTTGTAGTTCATTTTTCGGAAACTTAAAATCAATGGTACCTCTCATTATAGATACACCAACTTTATGTCTGGCTTTCCATTTCTATAATAATATCCAATAGCCTTTATCTCTGACTCCCTACCTTCAAAAACTATGTTATCCAGCTCATTTATTTCGGTGTTACCATCTACATATAAGACTTTGTTTGACACAACTTCCTTGCCTTCCTTATTGGTTACTACTTGTACTTTACCTTCCGCATAACATTTCAAATTCACAGAGCCACCAAATAGCTTTGAGCCTGTTCCAGAACGTTTTATATACGGTTTTTGTTCAGCGGTTAAGTTCATCCAAGCTTTTAAACTCTTATACAAGATAGTCACCTCGCCTTCTAGGCCAAGGTGGGTTATTCTGCATACCCTTTCTAAAGACCTTGGGATAAGCATACTTAGGTAAAGATATACCAGCGCTAGCCAGAAGCCCTTCATAGTGTTTGGCTTGTTGTTGAAAATATTCTAGTCTCTTTGTAGGGTCTTCAGACTGTGGTCCTAAACTCCTTTTTATGTCTCTAGCAAATATAGTAGCTACATGTGTGAACACATAGTATCTGAGAACATTCTCATTAGAACCGTATTCGTCGATAAGATACTGGATTTCCTCGTCCTGTAGAATTGGTTCATCTTCATTTGTGTCGCCTACAATGAAACGTATTTCATCTATAGGACTATTTTTTGGATTGCCTGAATAGCTCCAAGACATCTTATCACCTCCTACTTGTTCTCAGTCACCTTAGCCTTTGCTGTAGCTTTTGCTACTGTTGGTTTTGCCTTCGCTTTAGTACTCTCTTTAACTTCAGCTTTTTCTTCTGTCTCAACTTCAGCTTTTTCTTCTGTCTCAACTTCAGCTTTTTCTTCTGTCTCAACTTCAGCTTTTTCTTCTGTCTCAACCTCAGCTTTTTCTTCTGTCTCAACTTCAGCTTTTTCAGACTCCACTAAAGATATCTCGTCAAGCTTAGGAATGGTAATACCATATCTTTGCTCAAACAATGTAGCATACTGTTCAAAGTTCTGCTCGGTAACCTCTACAATATGCCCTTCTTGTAGACGGAACCTGAATCTTTTAATCTCCACCGGGTCGATTACAGACCCGGTGGATACTGGCCCCTTCGCATCGCGAAAGGCGCGCCTACAAATAAAGTAGGACATTACTGTACGATGTCCTTGAAGAACACACCGAGGTCATCGCCAATCTTCTTAGCGTCGAATGCGATTTCTCCTTCGATACGTTCTACACCGAGGCCGAGCAGGTCCATCGGAATTCTGACAATTCTGTTGCCATACGCTCCAGCGCCTTCAAGACCGGTCCATGCAAAGATGTAACCAGCAGAAGCAGAACGCAGAGACGGATTCGGGTTAGCGTAGCACAACAGTGCATTCTTACCCATGATAAAGCCGATGTCATCAGTAGCACCCTTCTTACCAGTGTTAACAACTGCCCATGCGACATACACGTTTGAAACTTCAAACAATGATGCGAGCAAGTCAGGCGTAACTATACCTTTTTCAGTATACTTAATACGGTCAAGAACATCGAAGTGATTCTTAAGCGCATTGAAGACATAAGGTGAAAGAACCAGTGTGTTAGGTTTCATACCGGTAAGACTGGCCATACGAATTCCTTCGTTGGTTACATCACCGATAGGGTCAGAAGTATCAAGATTCCAGTAAACCGCCTGGCCGTCAGTAGGCGTAGCAGCTACACCAGTAATCTCTCTTGTCCAAACACCGGACTTGAAGAACTTAGAAGCCCACTCCATCTCCCTGCGGATAAGCATCTTCTGGGAAACGTAAATCTGTGCATCCTTATCTGCGTCAAGAGGCTCATCGTAATTGATACGGTCCTCAGGAGCAACGTCTTTGTGGAACGCATGCTTTTTGCAGTGGTAAACATCGGTCTCAAGGTCGTAATCGCCACCAGCTGATTCGCCAATGCGCCCACGCACTTGAGCTTCATCCCTAAGAAAGTCGCCAGTGTTGTAGATGTAGTATACATCAGACTGACGCTTAACAGGAATAATCGGGAAAACTTTGTCTGCTACATAAGCGGATTCATCCTGCATATATGCAACGGACATATTGGTTAACGCTCTGTCAATATGAGCTTGATTCATTTCAGGCATTGTCTTCGCTCCTTTCTTATAGTTTTACGGTGATGATAGTACCAGCGGCCGTAGCGGCTGAGAATGCAATACCTACAAAGGTACTACCTGTAGCAGTAACAGCTTTGCCATCTGCGTCGGAAACTACTTTTGCGCCGCATTCAATAGCATCGCCCGCTTCGACCATCATAATACCATCCGAAATATCTACAACTTGATTATCCGGATATTTCACTGGGTCAATCTCATTACGAGAAACTCCGATAACGTCCGTTGTATCAGTTGCCTGAATCGCCTGGCCGGTACTGTCAATGGAAACAAAACGGTACCTACTTATTGCAGTTGTTGCTGGAAGACTAAACTGAGTTCCTGGAATTTCATACGCAGTCAACATTTAGTTAGCACCTCCTTGTAGATATTGTTTGTAAAGGTCGGGATTTTCATTCACAACCTTTGAGATTGCCTT